TTTGGTCAAGACCTGATTTATGGCCCAAGGGGTGGCGCTATTTACCTATGGAACGCCAATCTAGGTGTAACAAGTTCCAATTTCACGGTGACAATTGCTACTCCAGCTGTAGTTACTTTTGGAAGTTTGACTGGTCTGCCTAATGGAACGGCGATCCAGCTGACTACCACGGGCGCTTTGCCCACAGGATTGTCTGTAGGGACTGTTTACTATGTGGCCAATGTTTCTGGAACAACTTGTAACCTAACCGCTACCTATGGCGGGGCAAACATCAATACAAGCGGATCACAGTCTGGCATTCACTCTGTCTCAGGGCGTGGCATAAACATAGCCAGCCTAGCCAGCGCCTCTAACTGCCCAACAGTACAAAACTATCTCCTTGTTTCTGATACAAGCAGATATGTATTTGCGTTTGGCTGTAACGCGCTTGGGTCTACTGTTCAAGACCCTATGCAAATTCGCTGGTCTAATCAAGAATCTGTAGTGGAATGGACTCCATCAGCCACCAATACTGCGGGCGATATACGTCTATCTCATGGTTCTGAGATTGTTACAGCCATGCAAGCCCGTCAAGAGATATTGGTTTGGACGGACTCTTCTCTATATTCACTTCAATATGTAGGCGCTCCCGTGGTTTGGGGCTCCCAATTGGTGGGTGATAACCTGTCTATTGCAGGACAAAATGCCGCCTCTTACGCTAACGGCGTAGCGTATTGGATGGGTGTGGATAAGTTCTATAAATATGATGGACGCACTCAAACCTTGTCTTGCGATTTACGCCAGTATGTTTTTGAGAACATTAACAAAGACCAGTTTGACCAAGTCATGTCTGGAACTAACGAAGGCTTTAATGAGATCTGGTGGTTCTACTGTTCTCTTAACTCTACTGTTATTGACTCTTACGTTGTCTATAACTATCTTGAGCCAGACGGAAAAGGCGGAACAGGAGTTTGGTATTACGGCTCTATGGGCAGGACAGCATGGCTAGATTCTGGTCTAAGCGATTACCCAATCGGGGCTACTTACGACCTCAACCTAGTCAACCATGAAATTGGCGTAGACGACAACACCACTGGAACGACGCTGCCTATTGAGGCCTACATAACATCTGCTGAGTTTGATATTGATGATGGAGACAGGTTTGGGTTTATATGGCGTGTGCTGCCAGACATTACATTCCGTGGGTCTACAGCAACAAGCCCGCAAGTAACTATGTACTTAAAGCCTATGCAGAACTCAGGCTCTGGATATAACGATCCAGCTTCTGTAGGCGGATATAACAACGCCACCATTACTCGCACGGCCGTACTTCCTATTGAGGCGTTTACAGGCCAGATCAACACTCGAGTACGCGGGCGTCAGATTGCTATGGAAGTAAGGTCTACGGCAGAAGGAGTTACTTGGCAGCTGGGCGCTCCTCGTCTAGACATTAGACCGGACGGCAGACGATGACATTTATTGTTACCTCTGAATCTACAGTCAATAAGATTGCAGCCCCTGCTTTGCCAGCCCCAACGCAGGACTATTCTTACCTGTATCAAAACCAGTTTAATAATGTTTTGCGTTTGTACTTCAATCGTATACAGGGCATATTAGGTCAGCTCAATACAGACAGTGGAATACTTCCGGCCCTTACAGCATATACAGTGGCTACCCTACCAAGTGCCGTAACTTCCGGCGTTGGAGCTAGAGCGTTTGTCTCAGATGCCACGGCAACAACTTTTGCTTCTATCGTTGCTGGGGGAGGAGCTAACAAAGTGCCTGTATATTCCGATGGAACAAACTGGAAAATCGGATGAATTTCATAGAGCTATTAAACAAAGTTGCCCGAGTTGCTCGCCCAGCTCACCATGAGTTCGTCCCTATTGAGCGGATGGATGAGAGGTTTGAGGAAACTTGCTTTGACTCCCTAGACATGCTGATGATCGGTATGTTCATGGGCATGATCTATGACATAGACGACGAGATATCCAAAGAGTTCCAGCCTGAGACTGTAGATGAGCTGTATGACTTTATCCAGCTGCACAAGACGCGCGATCCTGAGTCTATGGAATGGGCTCTGGAGCAGATCAAATGATCCACTTGACTCACTACCGGACGGCCTACTCGACTACGGTTGAGCTGATGGAGGGGCCGTTTCCTCAGAGCGTTCACTGGTTTCCAGAGACATACGCCCGCGTGAGTACTGGGATGTTCTACCCTCCTCACCGCTTGGCCGAGAAGGTTCTAGACCCCGAGCTGGTCAAATCCCTACGAGAAAACCGCGTTGGCAAGACTGCATTTATTCTTGCTTCAGGTAACGCCCACTTTGCCGGAATTAACCCACGCTCTAAAAAGCCTACAAGGTTGTCCTATGAATACAAGTTCCTCCCCTTTTCCCTTACTCAGGTCTACGCTGGAAGAACAGCCCAAGCTCTGGGTGCTACGGATCATGTTGTTACCGATGCCACGGCCTGCGCCTCCAGTCTTAAAGCACTGATGGATGTACAGACCCTGATCAACCATTATGGGTTTGCTCGGGTCATTGTCCTGTCTGTAGAGGACGCCGTATCAAACGCGGTACTAGAGTTCTTTGGCGAGGCCAGAGCGTCCTTGTCTCAAAAAGAAGAGGAGCGTGGCGTATTGCCATCAGCGTTTGATGACACTAACTACGGCTTCAGAGTTGGCCAAGGCGCTGTGCTGGCGGTGTTTGAGGCTGACTCAGATAACCCGCTTGCCACCCTCAAAGGAGCATATACAGCTAGCGAGGATCACTCAAATGCTATCGGCCAGCGAGAGGACGGGCAGGGTTTTGTGCGATCTATTGAGGGTGCTTTGCATGTTTCTGGCGCTACCGCCGAGCAGATTAAAGTAGTCAAAACCCATGGCACTGGAACAAGTTCCAATAACGCAGCTGAGAAGGCCGCTTTAAATTACTGTTTAGGGGATTACATTGCAACGTCATACAAGGCTAAAATCGGCCACACTATGGGCGCCAGTGGCTTGCTCGAGACATGTTTGCTAATTGACGATTTAAAACGTGGCGTTGTGCCAAAGATAGAAAACCGCACAACACATGACAACCAGTTTCTTTCCTATGATGAGTCTAACCCCGGCGGGTTGATTCTCAGCTTGGCCGCTGGCATGGGTAATGTGTATTCGGCAGCAATTCTGGAGATCTAGTATGGCAATGGTGGACAGCAAGGAGAAAAAATTAGATTTTGCACAAATTGCTGCCATCGCAATTAAGAACACGCATTCCTCCGTTCCAGACAGAATGGCTATGCCCGCAATCCTTACTGAAGTAACCCAGCCAAATACAGACGTAAAACAAATTGGTAACACCGTGTTTATCCTGCACAAAGGGAAAAACGGACAAGCATTTTTTAAAGCTCTGAACGCTGACAAAGCCCGTAACTTTGTAGAGAACAGTAAACAGTATGTGGTCTATGCCAAGAAGATTGGCATGAACATGCTGGTCACAGAGTTTGATGATCCGGCAATAAGTACTTTATTCCACGCCATCTCTAAGAAGCCTCCAATGCCCGGCATGGGGTTTAAAGAGTACAAGCTCAAATCCGGCGGCAGGCGGATTGTTTTGAATTTAGGACAATGATATGGGTGCAGTAGCAGATGCAGTCAGTGACTTAGGTAGTAGCGTAAGCGATGCCGTTTCTGACGTTGGCGATTTTGTTGAAGATACAGGTCAAGCTGTTATTGACGAAGTTGTTACGCCTGTAGTTGAGTCTGTTCAGAAGACCTATGATGCTTTTGAAGAAGACCCAGTAGGCACATCGTTAAAGATAGCTGCAGCTGCATCAGGTAATCCTTATTATGTTTTGGCGGCCAATACTGCGGTTGAGGTGGCAAATGGGGCTGAACTTGATGAAGCTCTTGAGAAGGGCGCAACAGCCGCCGCTAAAACCTATGTTGCACAGCAAATAGGACAAGCCATTGGTGAAGAAGTTAATGCTGGTGTAGACAGTGCCGGTGCCGCAAGTACATATGGAACAGACGTAGGCTCCCAACAAAGTAATATGCTGGCCGCTCAAGACGCTGGCATGGGGACGGCTGGTGATGTGGCTGGAAACGTAGCAGGCAAGATTGCTGGTGGCACAGCTGCAGGCGTAGTAATGGGCCAAGACCCATTAACAGCACTTACAAACTCAGGCATTTCAGCTGGAACATCTGCCGTAACAAGTCAAATCCCCGGCTTTGACCAACTCTCTCCAACTGCTCAAAGGGCGGTAAACGCTACTGTTGCGGCTACTTTAATGGGTGGAGATCCTACTCAAGCTCTTGTAAACGCCGCAATTAATGCTGGTATTAACGAAGCAAAATCCCAATACAAAGCCGCACAAATGTCGGAAGTTGGTGGCACAAGAGGCCCTGACAATATTGACGTAGGCGGCGGATTTAATCCTG